CGCAAGAAAAACCGACCAGAGCCGATAGTGTTGTCGAAGGATTTACGGAAGAGTTCATCATCGATCTGATTGTCGAGGTGTAGTGGTTTGTTTGCAGCTGTAGTCATCAGCCTGAGGCCAGTGATCTTGACGCTTTCCTCAAGAGCTAGGTAGCCGACTGACTCACCTTGCTCGATCAGAGATCCTGCGATCTCCCCCATAAGCGTCGATTTGCCTGAGCCTGAACCCGCCGTGCACGTGACAAGCTCACCAAGTCTGAGGCCCCCGGTGACCTCGTTAAGTCCACTAAACGGATACGAAGCATCTCGACCATGCAAAGGAGCAGAGACGAGATCAAAAAGGTTTCTACCATCTAAAATTTGTTTCGGGGAATAGGTTTGTTTGTTGAAGTAAGCCTGCATGATTGCAGCACCATCTCCAGCAACCAATGCTTCAGAGGCATCCTTGTACTCGCCAAGGTTGGCAACAAAGACTCTGTCATGCGGGAATAGACTGACGCATTCTTCAGTAGCAGCTACACCAGCTTCGTCGGTATCGAACATAAGGATGATCTCCTCAAAGCCCAATAGCCATTCGAGCTGGCGAGCTAATGCCTTAGCTGCGTGCTTTGCTCCATTAGGTATGGAGACCACGGGCCACTTAGGTCGAGCTTGCCAGACGCTTAAGGCATCCAGCTCACCCTCTGTGATGACAATTGTCTTACCACTACCGAACAGGTTCTGTCCGAATAGTTGGTGGTCTTCGTTCTTACCAGTCCAGGTGAAGTCTTTACTTTGATTGCGCTCCTTGTAACCTACGACCCGTCCTTCCTTTGAGTAGTAAGGAAAACGGATAACAGGTCCAGCAGCTACACGGACATTGAACTTCTTGCAAGTATCTTCGGATAAGCGTCGAGTTCTGATGCCAGCAAAGTCACCCTCATAGTTGATCATAGATTTTGTTTTAGCAGTTGGTACGTAGTCAGAGTCGCCAAACTCATGATGGCCACAGCTAAAGCAATAACCCCCGCCATCTGTATAGACGGCGAAGGCATCGCTAGAGCCACATGAGATGCAGGACGTATGCCTGACAAACTCATTCTCAGACATGCTGTAGCTCCTCAGTGATTTCGATGTATTCGAGCATGGCGTCGATGATGTACTCCTCTTCATGACCAGCACGCTCAAGAGTTAGAACGAACTGATCAATGGCATGGAGCAGAGCATCAGATGGGCCTTGGGTCATTGCGGTAACCAGTCAGAAGGGATGTTGGGAAATATACACCAGGGGAACCCGTGCTTGTCAGCCCAGGCCCCATAGGTGGTTTTACTATTCTTAGAGATCGTGTTGTTGCGTTGGAACACAAATCTAATGTCGAGTTCTGGATGCGCTTCTTTAACTGCGAGCATCTTACGCCTGTCGGATGGTTTGAAGAATCCTTTGGCTTCGATGATCACGTCATTGGGTAGGAAGAAGTCTGGTGTGTACTTCGAACGAGTCACATAGTCAAACTTCTGTACCTCATAAAGGTAAGGTGTAGCTTGCTTATCAAAGAAGGCTCCCAGCCTCTCTTCGAGGCCGGAACGGTAGTTCATTCAGCAAGGCCTCAGATCTTCGGGATAGCCAGGGCGGACTTCCCAAGAGATGATCTCGTCCTCTCGCCAGTAAGCGTGAATGGCGTTGTCATAAGTGACCTCACCATCTGTGCCATCAATTGCAGAGCACCAGATCTCAGAAGTCATAGCTGTCACCTGCTTCGGTTGTTTCCTCAGCCTGGCGGACAGCAGGGTCAGACTGACTGAACCCATCAGTAGTGCCAAACAAGGCAGCAACCTCATCGACAGACAAGTCACCAGAGTCAACAGCACCGTTTCCGGTAGCCAGCTCGATGATCTGTACGCCAATGACACGTACCGACGTGTTAAAAGTTCCCATTGCGAAGGGTTTCTGTTGGAGAAGTATTCTCACCTTTGTCCCTTTGCGCACGTCCTTAAGGACAGCACGTTCAATGGGAGCACCTGTAGCGTCAACAAACACAGGCTCTTGCTTAGGCTTGCGGCTGCCGTCACCCTTACCATAGCTGTATTTCATGGTACCGCTGTCGTCCCAAGGTGCTAACCCATCAGGTAGCCGCTTGGTGGTTTCCTTTGTTTTGATCCAGTTGATCAGCTCAAGACGATCTTTGTCAATTGTTTCCAGAGTGTCAGCAGGGATCGTAAACTCAAAACCGCGATTGTTGAACTTACCACCATCAGCGTCAACACGAATGAAGCCTTGGAGAGTGGTTGTGAACTTGTAACGGTTAGCCATTTAGTTTTCGGTGTAGGTTTTTGGGATTGGGATAATGGACAGGAAGCTCAAGCAGCTTCTGTCGTGTCTGCGCTATCAACTGGAGTAGGTATTTCTCCGTGCGCGAGGAAGAAGGCATAGTCCTCATCGTTTAGGTGGTCAATGATGCGGAAAAATTCAGCTTGTTGAGTAGCCATGGGAGAATGATCGATTTCGAAGGACATTTCGTTGAAGTAGTTGTACTCGTAGAAAGCTCTATCTCTCATCATCTTCCTCTATCTCAGGGAT